TTTTTGGTTTTAGCAGTTCCATCTTTCAAGATTCTATCCAATTCTTCCGGATTTTTTTCAAATTCCTTTCTCCTGGCACGAAGTGGAGCGATAAATTTTTCCAGGTCTTCAATCAACAATTCTTTTAGTTCTTTATATTTAGTTGGGCTTGGCATCCATCACTAAGTGAAAAGCCCGGGAAGAGTGTGTGGAGTATTTCTTTTAGTCCACGGCTTGAAGAGTCTGTTGCATAACTCTTAAATGGGCTTAAGTGCCCCCGTTTTACGGGGTAAACTCCGGCACGAAATGTTTGTAATCCTCGTGAACGAGTTTGCCGCTGACTTGAACTTCAAGAACTCTTCCATCATCATCTGATTTCCGCCAACCGTCTGAAGCATGGAGGTCAGCTTGCGGAAGTCCTGCATTTTGCCCAAGATACTCGAGACACCAAAGACGTCAAACTTGTGGCCCGTGGCGGACTTTGCGAAACGGTCTTCGGGGGACACGGCCGCGATTGCGTTTGCACGATCGGCCGAGATAAGGTCCTGGACCTCTGCCGTATTCAAATCATCCATGTGTTGCAGAACTGTCATCCATGACTTGCCCAGGATTTTAGTGATGAAGTCGAACTCGACCACTTTGGCTACGCCGTTAAATACGGACGTAATCGTCTGGGAGGCTTCGACTACTTCTGTGGCCTTCACGGCTCTCGCAGGCATCGTGCCCATGCGTAAGTCGTTTGTCAGCGCACCTTGCATAAACTCTGAGTTGAGAAGATTGTACACGGACAGACTATCCTGTCCCACCGTGGCTGTATCGACGCGCTCGAGCACCTTGGCTCCGGCGGGACACATGGAGTTCACACGAAGTGTTTTTCCAGGGGGGATGCCGTTTTCGATTTCTGAAATGTCTTCAAGCCAGTCTGTCCGAACTTGTTTGATCCCATGGGTGGCCATCAAGCCGCCATCCAAGAGTAAATTGAAGAGTTCGTTTTGCGCAATGTTCAGTCGCGTTGGCGCGTCCATGAGGGCCTTGTGCCACACGGAGAATGGAACGCGGATGATTGGGGAAGCAATGAAGGGGCTTTCACCATGCCAGAATGGATTAGGTGTCGGCTCCTGCAAAATGAAAGTGTCATTGGCGACTGTCCAAGTGCAGTTCTCATGGAGGAGATGCCCTGTCACTGGATCAATGATGTCGCCCCAGCACTCAACAACTTTAATACGCTGACGAAAATTATTGTAGGCCATCTGATTTTGGCCTACTTCGCGCGCTTTTTTGAAGTTTTGTTCGGCGTCTTCAGTGACTGCCATGCTGAGTAGTTCAACAACTTTTTTGTCGTAAATGGCATTTGGGCCTTCGGAGAGTGCCACAACTTCGGCCATATCAAGATAATTTGTCTGGCATTCGTAGAGAGGTTTTCCACGGAATCCCGCTTGTGGGTCAATGTCGTAGTCTTCTTGACGAAGCAGATCAATGCGCAGTTCCCACTGCTTTTTGTCTGCGCGCATGAGTTGTTTTTTGAATTTATCGCCTTCGAATTTCTCAGTCGTGTAGTACTGTGGATACTTCACCCAGCGCCCATGCACTTTGGCGATCATCACTCCGCCGAGTAACCCAAGCTTGATAGCATCTCCCACGCGAGTGTAGAAGTCAGTTTTATCCAGCTGGCGCTGAAGAAGTAGAGATATTTCATTCTCGGTGAACAGCGGATCCACCACACCTGGGCATGGGGTGACTTTGAACCATTCATCTAAATCAATTAACCCCTGCTGAAAAAACGAAGTGATTTGCTCAACAGCCATCGCTTGTTTTGGTAAAAATTCGCGGCTCTGCCCGGGGATTTTGTGGGAATAATCTTGGCGAAGATGGAACGTGTCAAAGTTGACTTTATTCTTCTCCATGCGGTCGCGCTTGGCCCACTTGGATTCTTCCAAGTAATTTTTCGTTGTCCGAATGACAATAGAATCATCATCGTTAGTCTTGGCGGCGCTCATCCGTATTCCTCACGTAATATTCTGGCGAAGGTACTTTTCTTCGCTTGATGTTACTATGGCTTATCAAAAGAGTCAAAATATACTGAAGGGCATCATGTGGTTGACCGTATTTGTCTTTGATCGGCTTGATCTTGGTTGGCTCAACTTGGGCGGAATGATCTGGATAGCGGTATCCGCCGTCAAACCCTTCCACTAAAATCGGGCACTCAGATAGGTTGACCTTGAAGCAAGGCTCCCCTTTTCTAAACTTAATAAGCCAGTTCTCAACAGCGGCTCTTCGCTTCTCCCAGCCGTTTTCTCCGGGCTTGGGTTTGAACCCGGCTTTGTTCCATACGGCGGCGTAGGTTCGTTCGTCAACGTCACGGCGATTAAACCCGGTGGGATCCATCCCCATGAGCATCTCTTCAAGCTCTGGCCACTCTGGGAAGTCCATACGGAGCGACAGTTTCACTTGCTCACTGAATCGCTCGGCTCCCATGTTCACTGCGGTGTACTCTTTGAGCACAACTAGGACATTCTCTTGCAATTGGCATACCACAACTGCTGGGTGAAGCCCTTGGTCAACCCCCAATAGTAGGGGGAGCCCAATTTGTGGGGAGATGGGTTTGGATGCACCGTGTATTGACTTATTCCAGTCTTGATAGACGGGCATCCCAATGAATGATTCCCAAACAAGTTCAAACTCTTGTCGAAACTGGGCTACGGGCATCGAGGCGCGGATTGGCTCGATGTATGCGTCCCCACGCTTTTTCGGGTCTGCTGTGTAATGATTCTGAAAGACCACGAAGCGGTTCTTCGGGTTTCGCCAAATCTCAACGCCTTGCATGGGGGACTTTTTTTCAGGGGTCATAGATTGAGCTCATCAAACACCAAATCATGGAAAAATCCCTTGGCGGGGGAGGAGATTGCTGTGAAGCGTCCCCCATTTTCAATGGTTGGGAAGGTGGAGGAGTACATCTCGGCTGCGTCCGATTGGAACGCCATTTCGTCGTTTAGGACTCCAGAGAAGCCGTGCATGCGTAGCTGGTCTGCGCCGCTTGGGAACGCCCTGATCATAGAGTGTGTCTCGGGGAAGTCCAAAATTGTGTACGTGCGCTTCCACTTGGGGAGGATCTCGCGTGGGAGTTTGTCTTTGGGGATGTTCTCCAAAATGAAGATTGAACGGTCGATTAGATTGTCCGCGTCGGACTCTTTTTTAGACACAAACGCATTGAAGCGCCCAGCGTAAAAAAGGGTGTCCCAGGTGTAAAGCGTCACGCACATCCAGCTCATGAACATACGGCGGGACTTGGGGACGGCAAGGAGACGTTCTTTTTGCCAAAGTCGGGTGAAGATTTTTAGGTACTCGAGATCCTTCGGAAACGCCTTGATGGGATTTTCTCGGTCTTTTTGATCAAGCGTGAATACGCAATCCGACGCAAACTCCCAGGGGTCGTCGCGATATCGGCGAAAGTTCTCAAGTATTGTGCTATCGCGCATCACTTGCCCTTGGGAAACGCTTGGTCCATGATTTTGTTGTAGTCGTCGTCACGCATCGCAAGCCACCGTACAGCGTCTGGGGAACAAAAGGACGTGAACTGAAGTTGGCCGTTGTTTAACTTTCGATAAAACCCGTGTAAACGAACCTGCTTTAATTGTTCACATTCCGCGGGGTACGCGATGCAAAATTGTGGCGCGGGATCGTTGCACACGATAGCCGGAAGGGGCGTGTTATTTTTCCAGATAGCAGCGTCAATTACCGGGCGGCCAACGCAGCTACTGAACACCAGGAAGATGATCAACAATGACAGAGCCCGGAGCAAAGACAACTTCACCGGCATGGGGGGAACCTATTGCTTTCTCGATGTCCCGTTGATCTCCCGTAATCAGAGAATTCTTCAAGGCATCGCGTAACTCGGTGCGGAAACCCGCACACTTCTCCTCAACATAAAGGCCCAAGAGCGACTTGAAAAATTCAATCGCTCCTGGGATAACTTTTATGAGCGCCCAAATTGCCGCAGTCATTGCTCAGACTTTGGCGTCTTTCTTGCTGGCAAGAAAATTCATCACGGCTTCAAAAATGCTGTTCGAGGCAATGCTCTTGTTAAAATACACAACGACGTTTCCAATCATGTAGAGAACAAAACAGATCGCGGCCATGTGTTCGATCACGAAATTAATGACATTTTGCATAAAATCTCCTTTGGGGGTTACCCATGAATTCAGTTTACCACGGTGTACTTACGGAATAAAGCGCCTTTTACCTGAGCAAGGAGGTACAATTTGGACATGGACCCACGTTGGGGTATAGGCTGTCTCTTCTATCCAGATCCCGAGCTCGTCCAACACATCCGTATAATTACAAAAATGAGCGAGACGTCTGTCCTTATCCTCGAGATCCACCGCTTGAGCTGTCATGTGGTTTGAGTGTGCAGAGGCATGGGGAGTGGCTGCGTTAACCTCAGGAGGGCGCCACCCGGACGTCACGCGCCTGCTTTCACCAAACGCTGAAAGGAGCCTATTGGCTGCTTCCACTACTAAAGACGCGTTTCGTTGAACCTCTTGCGTAAACAAGGGGAGAAACACCTTCTCTCTCCCCATGTAGTACTCTTCAAGCGTGATCAACATAAGTTACCTCAAGGAGTCGGAGAAACCACCGTCAAAACCTTGTCCCCGTGAAAGTACAAGGGCTCTCCTGCTACGGTCACTTTTGTCACAATATTCATGTTTTTTGCCATCTGCATGAGGGACGTATCGGCATTATCAAGAAGGATTGTGACTCCTCCGGCATGCGCTACTTGGTCTGCGTTTCGTGTATGTGCCGTGTCTGGAAGAACAACAAAGGTGCCATTCACTCCACGGATTGTCGTTTCAAAAGTTGCTCCGGCAGGGATGTAGTACCCAGACGACCCGTCCTTGGTGATCACGGTGCTTAGAAGAATCGTGTCCCCTTGCGTGATTGTTAGCTGTCCAGAACTCCCCAGGGGAGAAACTGCGGAAAGCCCTAAAGTTGTGGCGACGTTTGAAACAAGAACAAGGGTGCCTGTCCGTGCGCTCGCATTAAATGTATACCCGGTTCCGGCAAGTACGTTCGCAATCCCTGGGTCCGTGTACCTATCTGACCCATCATACGTTCCCGTCTTTGCTACGGACTCAATGGTGTACCCCGTGTTTATTTTGACGTTTGCCTGTCCTGGATCGGTCGTGAGCATCGTGCCAGTCTTGGCGACGGACTCAATGGTGTATGTGGTCCCGCTCTTAACGAATGCCTGGCCTGGGTCAGTGTTCACTTCTGTACCAACGAGCGAAACACCGTTAATTGTGTATCCAGTTGTGTTTTTTACGTTCGTAATTCCTGGGTCAACCGAAAGGTCACCCTCAAAAGCGGTTGCAGTAATAAACGAAGCTCTAGCCGTCCCTAAGCCAAGAGCCGAGATTTCGCCAGAGGAAAGCTCCGTATCCCACAAAACGAATTCATTTGCCGTGATTCTCGTTGTTAGAACAGAGCTTGCGGTTTGCCCAATAACGATGCCTTGAATAAAGCGCCACTCATTATTAGTTGTCCACGATGAGTACTGTTTTGAAATAACATTAACACCGTCTAGCCAGATTTTTGTTGAGTTCGCAGAGCCGTCACCTTTTTGAGTG